TGTAAAGAGGCTCTTTTTTATTTGAACCGTGCATTTACTGACAAATTGTGGGATGCGAGTATTGCAGAAAGTACTAATGAAGCATTAGGAAACACGAAAAATAATGTTTGGACTTCATTAGTTAAAAATTCTGCTCTTCCGCAACAAGCTGGACTTGGTTGGCGGGATTCAGATATGTTTAAAGAGCATATTGTTTATGAAGATGAGAAAACTGCTGAAGATGTAATAAAGGGGCGTGAGGATCAGGATACCTATTCTGATTTTCTAAAGAATAAAGCAGATGTGGTCAGATTACTTTCTTATGATCCGTTTGAAGATGAATCTATTTCTGATCAACCTTTTTTATACTCGCAGTTACTGGGATTATTAGATGCTGATGAAAGCGGAAATGACGATATGATGCGGACTGCTAGTTGCATAGCGATAGTACGCAACTTTCTTCAGCAACAAAAAATAGATAATAGTATTGCAACACTTACTGGGGATAGAAATCAGACAGCTAATAATTCTGCCACAGTAAAAAGTTTACAGGAAAGTAAGGCTAAAATTGTTGCCCAGATAAAAGATTTAGCTGCTGAAAGCTGTATCAGTTTAAAGAATAGTAAAAATGCCAAGAAAGGTGAGAACACTTGGACTGGTAAAATCAAAAAAATACGAGATTTGAATTTAAGGTCTGCACATGTTAATGGCTTTGATATTCAAACTTGTCGAGGGATGCAACAGGTTCAAGAATTAAGTGATGCATCTATTATGAAGCAGTTGGCATTAGACGAATCAGAATGGTCTGATATGGTTGCTGAAATGCGAGAAGTTATTGTTAATCTTCGTAATGAAAAAGATCAGTATAAAGAAATTAATAGAATTCTGCTTCAGGAAAATTTAGATTTAAAAGACTATCTGGAAGAGAACAATATGCAGCCAGATAAGCAGTATACCAATTTAAAAGAGATTTATTCAATCTTTGCTGCTGCTGAAGATGAGGAGGTGTCTGAGGATGCTGACTCAAAATAATATATGGGTTCCTGATGATTATGATAAAGATTTCTATAAAGACTACGGTGTATTTGTGAAACCGATTAATTATCCTTTATCTCAACGGAAAATTGACGGTCTATTGGAAATAGCTGAAATGCAAAAATATTTCCAGTGTAACCCTGTCCAGATGATTGACATTATGTTCAATATTGAATTGTTGGATGGGCAGGCATTAATGGTACAAAGATCGTGGTTCTGTCCTAATGTACTGTATGTATGTACCAGATCCTATGGGAAATCCACAGTTATTGATTTAGAAACAATGGCTAAGGATATGGCGTTTTGTAATGTATGGACGTATATAGCTAGTGGTACGGGTGGACAGGCAGAACAAACGTTTACCACTCTGGAAAAACTCGCCAATGATAATATCGATACCTTTAGTGGCTCAACTGGATATATCTTTAAAGATGAAGTGGAAATTAAGAATGCATCTGGTGACGGTTTTAGTCACTCATCAAATGGTTTTTCTTATAACTTATACAATGGTTCGCAGACAGTCACATTAAATAGTAACGTAGATGCCAAGCGTGGCGCTCGTGGTACTGTTATATTTGATGAATGTGGTTTTTTGTCAAGCGAAATGTTAGCTGTTTATGGTGCTTTTGCTGTAACTAATAAGAGTTTAAAAACTGGCAAAGATTCGTCTGGAAAATCTATTGATCCTGTAAGACAGAGAACTTTTGCGACAAATCTTCCATATCAAAAATTTTATATATCATCTGCATCAAGTACGGATACAGAATTTTATAAGTTATATAGGGACTTTTCAAAACAGCAAATTATGGGCAATAGGGATTTTGCTGTTTTACATATAGATTGTGAACAGGCTTTTAAGCCTACGTTACATGGTGAATTGATTGCTCCTCTTCTTTCTCGGTCTACTGTTGAGTCTGAGATGCGAAGAAACCCAGAAAAGGCTAGGCGTGAGTATTATTGTATTTTTACTACAGATTTGGGTGCAGATGCTATTATCCGTAGAGGAACAATTACTAGAAACGAGGAAACCCGTAGACCTTTATTATCTAACGATACTGGTGACAAAAAGTTTGTAATTGCTTATGACCCCGCACGGTCCAGAGATAATAGTGTCATATCCGTAGGTGAAATTTATCATGATACGGATGTTAATGGTGACGATGACATAAAAATGCGGATATGTAATTGTGTTAATCTTATGGATATAGGCAAAAAGATAAAATCTCCTATGCAGACTCCAGATCAAATAAAATATTTAAAAGAATTGATTCTTGAATATAATGCTGGCTTAGATGCGTATGGGAATATTATTGGAATTTATATTGATGCAGGATCTGGTGGAGGCGGCGTTAATATTGCTGATTTCTTGATGGAAGACTGGGCAGATAAATCGGGAAAACTACATAGAGGACTAATTGATAAAGATTATTCTGCTGAGTATGTAAAGAGATTTCCAAACGCTGTTAATAAATTACATTTGATGTCTCCCACAGCCTTTAAATCAGAAATGGCTGAAGCATTAATTGAACTAACAAATCAAAATAAGATTAGTTTTACTGCTCCATATGACAATAAAGGATATTTGACGGTTTTTGATGTCGATGAAGAAAAATTGGAAAAAGCAAAAGCCGATATCAAGAAAAAACTCAAAAAGAAAAAATTGAGTAAAGAACAGTTTGAAGAACAATTTGAAGCAGAGTTGTCTAAAGTTCAGTCTGTGTCTACAAGAACCATTAAGCTTGATTGGCAAGAAGAATTAGCTTTGGCTAATATTGATGCCATGAAAGAAGAAATAGTAAATATTGTGCGTAAGAAGCGAGATTCTGGAAGAGACTCATTTGATCTTGCACCAGAAAAGGCAGGAAAATTGCATGACGATAGATTCTATACAGCCTGTCTGCTTGCCTATGCTCTTCAGCAAGAGCGTAGAAAGCATCTTACTCAAAAGCGTACCACCACTAATAATAAATCATTACTTGATTCTTTGATCATTAGGCCAATGAAAAGAGAATCAAGTTGGACATAAAACAAATAGAAACTAGGAGGTGTCTATGGCGAAAGAAAACACTTCTCCGAAGAAAGCCTCGGCATCTTCGGCAACCAATAATGGAAAGAAACTGACTGTGGCTCAACAGAAAGAGTTAATTCAAAAATATGAGTCGCAGCTTGCGAAATATGACGAAGCTCATAAAGAGGCTGTTCGTTTAAGAGATATTAACCAAACTCAAACTAAAAGCATTAGTGTCTTTAATAAAGAGTTGCTTAGGCAGTATATGCGAAACCTTGGTGCAAATGAACAGAACCTTCGTAATCTTTCGTGGTATCTTTTTTATAGGTCTATGACTTATATGAGGCTTTGTCATTTTTATGCAAATATGTTTTATCTCAATGCTCGGTCTATAATACCGAAGTATGATTTGATTAAAATTCCTGATCCTCAAAAAACTCTTAAATCTTATCAGGACACTCTTGATTGGGTTGAAAGAATGCATTTGCAACAGGAATTTTATAGTATTTATCTTACTTGTTTTGTTCAAGATGTGTTTTATGGAATATATCTTATAGACGAAACAGGGGTGTTTATTTGGCAAATTCCTGCCAACTACGCAAGAATTGATGGGAAATATATGACTGGAGATTTTGCTATTAGTATGGACATGACTTATCTTCGCTCTCGTCAGGAATTAATTGAATATATTCCTGAACCATTTGATGCGATGTATAAGGAATATATAAGAACAAATCAAAAATGGCAACCTGTACCAGATGAATATGCCATCTGCCTTAAGTACAGATACGAAGATTATGAAACCGTGCTTCCACCTTTCTTAGCAGCATTTAATGCTTTAATTAATTTAGCAGATCTGGAAGACATTCAGGCAATTGCTGATGAACAGGAAATTTATAAGATGATCTGGCTTCAGATGGAAACGATTGGTGAAGATGTTGATGACTGGAAAGTTAATCCAGAATTGATGCTTGCTTATTTTCAGAGAATGATTAATGAAGCATTACCAGATTATATTAGTGCCGCTATTGTACCAGGGAAGTTAAATTCAATTGGCTTTGAGGACCAGACAGCGGGAGATACAACTAAAGTATCTAATGCGACTAAAACTGTGTTAAATACTACAGGTGGCGCAGAGATTCTAAATGGAGAAACAATTTCTGGCGCAGAGGCATTTAGATATTCTCAGGTGGCAAATACAGAATTTGCAATTTCTTCTCTTCTTCCTCAGACGCAAGCATTTGTGAATAGACAACTTGGGTATTTATGCAGTAATCCTTGTTTGGTTAAATTTATGCCTGTCTCTGTTTACACAAGACAGCAGTATAAAGAAGACATGCTTAAAGCCGCACAGTATTCATTACCGACTAAGTTAGCTTATATGACACTTAACGGTTTTAGTGAGTTGGATACTCTTGGACTTTCCTTCTTGGAAAACGAGGTTCTCAAGCTTCAAGATATTATGGTGTATCCGCTTAATTCTTCTTTCACCAATTCTGGCATTGTTACTGACGGTACGGATCCTGTTACTGGTGGCAGGCCAACTTCTATAGAACCGACAGATAATGGAGATGCTAGTGCAGAGTCTCGTGATAAATCTAATGGATAAGAGGGATAATTATGAAGCAAAAATTATTTATATTTACTTCATCTCAAGAGTCTGCGGACGCACTAATAAAAATGGGATTTGTTCTTGTTAAACATGATGAGAATGGATACACGTTTATAAATGACAAACGTAAGACTTTTGGAGTTTTGGATAAAACAGTATATACAAATAAATTGGATTTTGATTAATTACCTATTCTCCTCTCCTATTGAGGAGTTTTATTTTTAGGGGAAAGGAGGTTGATATGGTTAATAAGAAGCAACGAATAATGACTGTTGAAGAACTGTGCAGATTTTGTGCCGAGCAGAACTTTGCAAAATTTGATTCTACTGAATCTGGTTATCAGCTTTATGTAAGCACTCCTGCTCAATTTGAAGTATCTGAGTCTGAAGATGAATATACGTTGTTTGCAAATATTAAAGCGTTTCATACTAACAATAATAGAAATAAATCTTCTGTGACGAAAAAGGCAATGGAAAAAAGTTTATCTGGATTTAAGTATAAGCCTATTCTTTGTAATTATCAGACTGTAACTTTAGAAGATGGTACGGAAGCGTTAGATTTTACAGCACACGATATGGAAATTGATGAAGATGGAAATCCTATCTATCTTGAAAAGCAGGTAGGATGCATTACGGCTGATAAGCCTGAAATGCGGTATGACGAAAAAACAGATAGATATTATGCTTATGCTAAAGGTGCTATTCCTAGAGAATATACTCCTGCTGCTGAAATCATTGAGCGTAGAGGTGGCACAGATGTATCTGCTGAGTTGTTTGTAAATAAAATGTCTTATGATGCAAAAAAGAAAGAACTGTTGCTTGAAGACATTGAATTAGGGGCAATTACGCTTTTGGGTAGTGATCGTACCCCTGGCATGGAAGGGGCGCATTTACAAATTGAAGATTTTGCTGTTAATGAAAAAGATTCATATGAGCAAAATGATAAA